GGAAAGTGTAAAACTTGTTTTACTTGTTTCTTTTCCATTACAACTTGCATTGCAGCCATTCCTAAAAGTTTTCTTTCTAAAGCTATTTTCTTTAAATCAGAATCTTTTATAATAGACTTCATTTGTGCATATTCATTAGGCTTTTTATTAGAATCTAAAGCATCTAATCCTTTGCCATAAATCATATTAGCAACACCTGTTATAATAGCACCATTTGTAGCAGAATACAAATATCTATCTATCAAATATTGAAAGTAATTATTATCACTTCCATATTCAATAAAATCATTCTTTTTATTTTCTTGTATTACAGGACTTGTATAAGCACTTAAATTTACTATTGATATATTACTCATATATTTTAAATTCGTTGTTTGTAACGTTTGCTACGTATTCATTTTGATTGACTGTGTATGTATCTGTATTTTGATTAGTACAAAAAACTTTATCTTTGTAAACTATATCATCATTGTTTTTAATAGTCAAATTATAAAACGTATTTTCTTTTAAATCAAAAATAGTTGTCGTTGTTAAATAATAATCAGATAAGAAAAAATCAGCAGCTATATTTGTTTCACTTCCTGTTGTTTCGTTTCTTAAAACAATAGTAGTAGCTTTTAATTCACGTGGAATAAAACTAAATGTTTGTGCAGTATTTTGCTCTTTTAAAATTATCATAATCTATTTTATTTAATAATAAATTTAACGTAGAATTGTTTTAAAACAAAAAAGGCATACTAATTAAAGTACACCTTTTTAAAAAACAAACAAAACAAATATTATGCTACAGTACCTTCAACAATAGAAGCAAGTATTCCTGTAGTTAATGGTCCAGTTACAAAGTTTGCAGGTATTTTTTCCATACCTTGAAATTCCATTTTGTAAGATGAAGCATCACCCATTGCAGCACCTGTAGAAATAGTAGCAGTAACTAAATCCATTCCTTTAGTCAAACCTGCCATAAAGAAATTACCGTTGTTATCTTCAACAATAACTTGTGGACGTCCATAAGCTAAAAGTTTAAGTTGTTTATGGTCAGCAATAGTTAATTTTTTAATATCCAAAGATAATTTTTGGTCTACAAAAGTAGTTCCATTATCTCTTGAACTTGTTACAGTTTGTTCAAAAGTAGAAGTTCCTTTTAATTCATATTTGTAACCAATAGGAGTACCGCCTAAAGCAGTAATAACGTCCTCTTGTCCTGCAGTTGCAGAATATGTTACTGTTGTAGCATCACCCCAATTAATGAAGTATACTGCTTTTAATCCGCCAAGACTGTCCTTACATTGAACAGCCCGTCCTAAAGAAATATCGCAAGGCATAATTTTATATTTTTAAAGTTAAAAAAAAGGGTAGGCAATTTTACCTACCCCATATTTAGTATTATAATTCAGATTATGCAGTTGGTGTGTAAAGTACAATTTCAGAACCTACACCATATTGAACTGCAGCAGTAAATCTCATTACTACTCTAACATTTTGTGAACCATCGATGTCAGCTAAATCAATTACTTGAACTTCGTTTTGGTCAGATAATAAACCTGTTCCAAAGTATAAGTTAGATTTTTGAGCAGCAATAGCAAAATCATTAGTCATTCCGTTACAAACAAAGATTTTAACACCATCAAAAGAAAGTGAACCATTGTTATACCATTGTGTACCTTGTGCGTTTGTACCATTCGCTCCTAAGCCCGATGCTCCAAAACCGCCTAAACTGCGGATATAATCACGGGCAATTGATTGAGAAACGTATAAATACAAATCTTCTTTTCCGTACAATGCAGCAGGAATAGCATCAACAATTTTTCCAAGTTCAGCAACTACATTAGTAGCAGTTACACCACCAGAAGCACCAGCTACGTCAATAACAGTAGCATCAGCAGCAGCAAGAGTTAAAAATCCGTCAAATTCTCCAGCGTTAGCAGTAACACCTTTCCAAATGTTTTGTTCTGTTTTTTCAGCAACTTTAGCTACAACGTGAGACAATAAGAAATCAGCAAATGATGGAGGCAAAGTGTCAAATGCAGAATATCCCATTTGAATCGCTTCCCAATCAGAACGGAAATCTTTTTTACAAAGTTGTAAATTTACTTGAAATTCTTCAGGAGTAATAATTCTTTCTGTAAGAGTTACAGTAGATGTAGCATCAAAATCACAAGTTGCATTTTTTACGATAGCATCTGTAGCGATTCTTTTAATTACTTCTTTAAAAGCAATGTTTGGTTTAACCTCAATTCCACCATTTGCAATAGTTGAACCTGAAAGCAATGCAGCAGAGATATATTTTCCTGCAAATTCTCCTGCATAAGTAGTAGTAATACTTGTTGTAGTAGCCATAATTTATTATTTTTTAATTAAAAAGTTTTGCCATAACTATATCTTGTGTAGTCATTTGGCGATTAGTTGATATTTTATTTAATCTTACTTCAGATTTAACTTCAGGAGAGTGTGTTAATGGTTCAACATTAGAAAACTCAGTAATATCTGAACTTAATTCTTGTTTTACTGATTTTAATTCAGCAATTTCAGTTCTTAGTTTTTCGATTTCAGCAAAGAACATTTCTTTAGAAACTGATTCTACAATTCTTTTAGGAGTAGCTACTTTTTCAGCTTGTGCTTCAACCTCAACTTCTACTTCTGCTTCAGGAGCTTCTTCAACTTCAGCTTCAGCTTCTTTAATTTCAGCAATAACACCTTCAACAGCTACTACTAAAATCATTCCATCTTCAAGTTCGTATTCACCAACAGGCATTGCAATACGTTCTTCACCGTTTACTATAAAAACAGCGTTATCAGTTTCAAAAGCATCAGCTTCTATAACAGTAACTCCATCCTTAAGTTTCATTTGAGCAAGTTTTACATCCATACCCAAAAGAATTTTGATTTCATTTAAAACATTCATATTTATTAGTATTTTTTTTATTAATTAATTTTATAACACTTTGTTATAAATTAGTTATGTGTTATAACTCTTGTTGTATCTGTATTTGTAACTGTAGAAGTTGTTTGCTCTTGTAAAGCTCCTATTCCTTGTTCTTGTAATTCTCCATTACAACATTTAGAACTATACGTTCCATCTTTACATACACAACCTCTTTTACCACCTTTTGGTGAACTTGTTTTATTTCCCATAATTTTATTTATTAATTTAAGCATTAGTTATTATACTTGTGGAATTTTTCCAATACTTTTTTCAAAAGCATCGTATTCTTTTGTAGAAGCTATTAGTTTTTCAATTTCTTTTATTTGTGGCGTAGATGAAGCATCAATACCTAATTCTTTAGCTTTAGAAAGAAAATCATCAACTGCATTTTTAGCACCAAGAAAAGCACCTGATTTCATACTTTTAATAATATCTTGAAATTTTCTTTTTTCTATTTCAGCTTGTCCAAGTGATTTTCCAAGAACAGCCCCTTGTGTTTCTGCTGCTTTTTGATTTTGTTTTATATCTGCAATAAAAGTATCTAATAATTTAATAGAAGCTAAATCAACTTTTTGATTCTTTAATTCACTTTTTTCAATTAAAGATTTAATTTTTTCAATCATAACATTTTTTTGCATTTCTTTTTTATTTAAATTTAAACTCATTTCTAATTTGTCTGAAAAATATCCTTCAATGCTGAAGCCTTTAACTTTTCCTGTTTTTACAAAGTCATTCCATATAGCTTCATTATTAACTTTCATAGATACCATCCAAGTACCTACGGGTGCATTTAAGCCATACTTTTTAGATTTATCCATATCTACATCTTCAACTATCCAAGATTCAACTACAGTTAAATCCTTTAGCTTTTTATCGTGTTCTAATGTAGCATTGTTTTGATTTGAATTCATTAAAAACAATTCACTTGCTTTTCTAACTGTGTCATCTGAAAAGAAAATATAATATTCATCATTTCCATTTCTACGATAAATGTTTTTATTAGGAATTAATGCAGCACCCATTAAAATCTTTTTCTCATCATCTACTTTTGCAAGTTCTAAATGTTCACTTAATGCTATAAAATTAGATTCTATTGCAGGAAATTCTACAATTGAAACTGCATCTATTCCGCTTAATTTTTCTGTTTCGTCTATTATTAATTCTACTATTCGCATTTTATATTTTTTAATTATAATTAATTTAATTTTAAATTGTTTTAATTAACCCATTGAAGCATTATTGATAATGTTTCTATTTAAAGACTGACCTGTTGTAACATCTCCTGCAGTTACATAAGTTTTTATAGGTTGTTGTTCTTTTGAACCTATAGTTTGTGCTAATTGATTTGCTCCGCCTTGACCTACTACGTTAAATTGAGGTGCAGCTACTCCAGCAGGTATTGACGAACCACTTGGAGCAGAACCACCACTACCCCCAGGAACTTTAACGGATAAAATAGATTTAACATTTTTAATACCTGCAGCAATAGCTATACCCGCATTAATAGGAGCTAATATTGGACCAACATAAGGTATTCCTACAGTAGCATCGTATGCCTTTTGAGCTGAACTAAATGTGTTTATTGTAGCACTTGCAACGGCGGCAGCTTTTCCTGCGGCAGTTTCTTTTCCTAATAAATCAGACATTGCCGACAAAGTATTTGCAACCGCATCGGCAGCTTCTAATTTAGATTTTTTTTCTAATTCTGTTAATTTTATTTTTGCATCACTATTCGCCTTTTCGTCTGCGTATTGCTTTTGTTGTGCTGTTAAATTTATATCATTTAACGTGTTTAAGTGTTGCCTTTCAATTTCTTGATAATCCTCTCCGAATTTTATTGCATTCGCTTTCTTTGTTTCATACGCTTCATTTTCAGTTTGTATAGCTAATTCTTGCTCTGTCAATAAAGCATCTGCATTCGATTTCTTTGCATCGGCTTCAACTTTTTGAACCGCTTCTAATTGATTCCTAAATGCTTCAGCTTCTGAAATTATTGCTTTGTCTTTTTCCTCTTTTAATCTTTTAGCCTCATCGTCTCGCTCTTTTTTTACATTTTCATTATCAGTTTTTCTGTCAGCTGCAGCTTTATCGTTTGCCTCTTTTTGAAGTTTTCTTTTTTCATCGCCACGTGAAAATTCAATATCAGCTAATTCTCTGTTTAATCTTTTTGCTAAAGCAACTTGGTCTGCTCCGTCTTCTTTTATTGCTTCTGCATAAGCATTTTTTGCGTCTATTTTCTTTTTAGTATATTGGTCTACTTGGTCTCCGTGTTCTTGCATAAACTTTTTATTTACGGACAAAGTTTTATCCGCATTTTCTTTAAGTTTATCGAGTGCTCTCGAAGCGTCTGAGGTTGCACCTACAAAATCAGTAATTGAATTTACAATTCCTCCAATGACTTTACTAACTGACGAAAGTCCTGGGATAACTTTCATTATAGTTTCTTTTACTTTGTCAAAATTTGCTATAAGCAAACCTAAACCTACTACAATAGCACCAATTCCCGTACCTATTAAAGCAGCTCTAAACAATTTTAATCCTGTTGTTGATGCTTGTGTTACAAATGTATAAGCAGCAGTTGCGGCTGTCATAACTTTTTGAACTACAGATGTATTTTTTAATACTGCTCCAAGTTGTTTAAAACTATCAACACTTTCTCCAATGGTTTGTAATCCTTGAGAGAGTGCCATTGCGGACTGAACTTTTAACAAAGTTTTTTCAACATCTTCCGATTGTTTACCAAATAAAGCCATTCCACCTTGAACTGCAGAAAATCCTCCAGCAACTCCAGCAAGTGAACTTGACAAAGCTTTGAATTTAGCGTCAGGATTAAACGCATCAGTTAATGCTTTTGCATCGCCTATTTTATCTTTTAATTCCCCGGCTCTTTTTGCTGCTTCTACCGCTTCTTTTGATGTTGCACCAAATTTATCAGCAAGTGCTGTAACTTCATTTTGTGCTTGTCTTAATTGTGATTTTAAAGAATCAACAGCTTTTTCAGTTTGAGCTAAATTATCGTTTATTTGTAAATTAACTATTTTATTTTCCATTGTCTTTTTATTTGCTCAAATCCTTGCTTCCAAGTTTTTACTAATTGATATTTTCCTTTTGCTATTTCTATTACTTCACTTTGTCCGTAATGTTCGTGCAATGCTAATAAGTCTAAAATGTTTTTTATCATAATTC